AACGTGGCACCGAACTATCCATCAAGGGGAACGGACGGATGAAGTTCCTCTACATGGTCAAGAACGGGAACCGTGAATGGATCGACCTGATCGACCGCGATCGGAAGTTCAGATCCTTCCGCATCGACGACGTGAAGCGGGTACACATCAAGTCAAAGCTTCGCTGATCAGACAGAAGGAAGTCCCCCACTTCGGTGGGGGATTTTCTTTGCCCATGCGAAACCCACCACCCAGGGAACAGGGATGGTGGGGAATCCGTCTAGCGGGTCTCTTTAGCCCTAACGACGCGGATTTCTTTCGCAGGCGCTTCTTCCTCAACTGAATCAAGCGCAACGATAGCCCTAGCCATTTCATCAGCCAGGTCTTTGATTACCCCAGCATCGGGGTTGCCAGCGACCTTCAAGATCGCCGAACGGATTTCTGAATGACTAGCCATTAGACAGCATCTCCAATAATTTCAGTTTCTGTTTCTTCAGTGCAACGTAGTCTACTTCGTCCACGTCGTCAGCCTTCACTTCTTCGACGATCTCCGATTCAGGCTTCAGTTCGTTCACGACCTTCGACAGAAGATCTACTTCTTCCAGCGACATGTCGGATCCTTCCTCAAGCTTCAGAAGGACATCTGCAAGTTCGTCACTGTCCACACCGGCACGCTTAGCGATCTTCGATAGACCACGTACTGCCACGGTTCCAGCGGTCGCAACATAAGCGGGAGATGCGACTACCGAAACTTCTGCGAGACGGACAGCGTGAAGGGTTCGTTCCGTACCAGCATCGTTCCAGGAATCACGGATCACACTGAAACCAAACGACATGGAATCTAAGTCGCCACGGCGAATCAAGGTCGCCATGTCCTTCCCTAAACTTGTCGGGGCGATGTCGGCTTCCACATACAAGCCGTGCGAATCCTCTGTCAGACGCATCGTGCCAGCACGGGTAGACGCCAGAACGTTCGCAGGGTTGTGATCGTAAAGAAGGAACATGTTGTTCCGCGATTTCAGCGATCGTGAGAACGCGCCAGGGGCAACGAATTCGGTGAAGCCACCCAGGTTCTCTGAACGTGAATTGAAGACGCTGGCGTAGCCACTGAACGACATTCCGCCATCTTCGAGATCACGAACTTCGAATTCAGTCTTGTTAGTCCGCAGTTCTAGTTTCTTCACAACTTCACCTTTTGTTCTAGTCCGTTCCGAATTCTCTGCTTCAATTCTACCAACGACGCCTTCCGCGTACTCCATAGCGCGACGCGCCGATCGTTTCGACGGTCCAGATCCCCACAGAAGGTGCGCTACAACACCTGGTGACGGGTAGCCGTCTGCCTGCGGATCAGCGTCTGGTGCGTCAAGATCTGCCATGTGTCGTGCGATCCACGCCGCAATCCGAACCCACTTGTCAGGGGTTAGTGCGTCACCGCGTTCCATCTGACGTGCTTCAGTGACCGTGCGACCGACCAGACCATCACCAGCTAAACCTTCGTCGTAGTATTTCAATCCTTGACGGGCTGATGCACGCATGTAGGCAGGTGCGACCAGGTTCACGTCGCGTTGTTCCGATCGGATTAGAGAATCAATCTTCGTTAGCGTAGAGAATCTGTGTCCGACCAGCGTTTCTGTTTCTTCCCAGCCTTCTTCTTCATCCTCACGATAGATCCGAATGAGTGCCGCAGGATCGTCTTCGCTGGCATTGATACTGAAACTTGAATCAGGAACACCCAGGACACCTTCGGTCATGATGTGTTCGATTCGCCCACGTGCCATCCCACCGCTGGAATCCCATTCGACGAAGTCGCCGATCTGCAATTCACCAGGTTCAGCACGAACAGATCTAAACGATTCGCCTTCGTATTCGCCTTCAGGATCTAAACCTTCAGCGATAGAGATAGCGACCATCCCATCGATGGCTTCGTCCTTCGTGTCATGGCAGGCAACCAATTCGCCATCTTCCTTGACCACACTCCAATTAGGGCAGTCAGGGTGACGATCAGTGATGTAATACGGCACTGCTAGTCAGCCTTCCTAATGTCTAAGACACCTACTTCAAGTCCGTCGGGATCTGATACAGCCCACAGTTCATCGTCCGGTTGCAGGGTCATGTAAAGCGTCTGACCTGGATCCATGTGGATGGATGCGGTTCCAGCGGTCGCAGACGATCCCGCTATGAAGATGTATTCGTTCGATGACTTCGTCATGTTGTGAAGAATGACATCGTGGGGCATGTTGTCGGCACCGACGATCTGTGTCGGTGTCGTGTCTGACAGTGTGTAGAGTGCGTTTCTGATTGGCATTAGGTCACTTCATCCTTGTAAACCGATTCTGGATCTTCTGGGCTGACCTGCGCCACACCCTGAAGTTGCACGGACGCCAAACCAGTGTGATCGATCGGCGGTAGACCCATCGCCTGTAAAGCTTCGGCGGGACTGAAACCGGAGTAGACCAGTGCTTGCACCATCTTCACCCGTTCCATCTGCGCCTTCACATTAGAATCTTCGATGTTGACGTTTGCCAACGGGACACGTGGCTGTCTGGCGACGTCAGATCCGACTGGTGGCATGTCTTCCAGTGCCCTAACTTCGTCGATGGACATCGCGCCAGCTTGTAGAAGCGAACTGTAGGACTGTGTGCGACTTGTGAGATCACCGCGAAGCAATCCGTCAAGATTGAAACGCAGGAAGGCTGTCGTGCCACCACGGTAGCGACCCATCAGGGTAGACATCTGGGCTTCGACCTTCTGTGCAAGTGGGCGAAGGTTCGTGGACACCCATTGACGGTTGTTTTCTTCGACCGACGCATAGGTGTTCGTTCCAGGCAGACCCATCAAGTGCGGTGGGATGTTGAAGGCACGTGCCACATCTTCGACAGCCATGCGACGTGCTTCGATCGCTTGTGCCTTTTCAGGATCAGACTGTGTCGGCTTGAAGGTTGCACCACCAGTAAGAATTCCGGTGCGGTGTGCCTTCTGCCATCCCTTGTGGCTAGCATCGAAGCCAGTGCGGAGATCGTTTGCCTGATCTTCTGTAAGCGCCCCAGGGTACTCAATCACGCCAGCCATTGTCGTACCGTTGCCGAAATACTGTTGTGCCCATCGTTCCAGACCCAGGTGAAGTCCGAATGATTCCTTCAAAGCCTGAACACGTGACACACCACGGACAGCACCAGGCTTCATCAGATCAGGGATGAAGATCATGTCATCTGTAGTCAACGGTTCCGGTTCGCCTTCGACGGTGAACTGCAAACGACCCAGCGCTGTGCGCTTTACACTGACGGTAAGCGGGTTCAGAACGACCAGGTTGACGACTTCGTTTCTCCGGTTAGTGTAAACGCGAATGAAGGCGTTACCTTCCAGAAGCATGCTGTTGAATACCGCAGAGTAGAAGGCTTCGCGCGACAGATCTACGTCCGGCTTCATCACCCAGTCAGGGCGCGGACGAAACGGACGGCGAACAGCGCGACCAGATCCATCGTCAACACGAATGAAGACATCAAGGGGAAGTGTTGACAGTGTTGTAGAGATCAGATTGACCGCTGAGAACACGGCATTGATCGTGTAAACAGTGTCGGAATCTACCTTCGTGCCACTGATCGTGCCGAATGCAATATCGTCACCTGCCGCAAAGATCGACTGGTAGCTGATCCCACGTTCTTCGAATAGCCTATTGAATATCACGTTATCGTCCCAGGGCGTATCCGATTAGAGTGAGAAACAGTCCGCCCACGATGATTCCCACTGGTATTGATAGAAGAAGAACCCCCACGGTCACGGCGGTGACACCGACAAGTTGAAACGCTAATGACATACCGCCACCCTATCCGAAGAACTGTGGGACTACTTGTTCCATTCTAGCGACCGTTGCGCGGTCCACAGCTATCACACCCGCTACCGCCAGGTCGATCTTTCTGGGTGACGAACGACTCTCCTTCACAATTCGCGGTCCCAGGTTGTCTTGCTTGACCACAGCGTTCGATAGGTGACGCGCCATCGCAGGATTTCCATCATGGACCAGATCGTGATCCATCACCATGTCGAAAAATTTTGCGCAACTACCCACCATTCGTCTGGGCGAAGTGGACGGATACTCAA